TTTTATTTTCATGTCAAGCAAAAAAAAAATTCTGGAAAAAAATTCTTGATTTTTATATTAATACCCAAATATTCTTTTATGTCTCATTAGGTTCATATATGTTATCATTTCTTGTTTTGTTGGTGTTCTAGCGTATGACTGTGCTGTTGAGTAGCCATTATGTCTTTCATCCATAATGTATGGTGCTGTTTTAGTAGTATGTTGGCTATCTACTAGGCAGACGAAATCTTTTCCATAGATAGTTGTTCCTCTAATTGTTTTTTTATCATCTGTGTTTATGTCTTTATTTTCTGGTATTAGTTTAAACATCCACATAAATGAGACATTTTCTATTGGTAGGTTGGGTCTTTGTGTTGTCCCCATATCTTTATTATAATCTTTATAGTAATATAGGACAACATACTGGTTAATATATTGATTTAATTCTTCTATTGTTATTATATTATCATTTGGTATCATTTTGTTCCGAAGTTTGTTTTATTTGTTTCTAATAATCTAAGTTCTCTTGTATATTTTCTATAGAGGTTTATTTCTTCTTTTGTTGGCAGTCTAGTAATGTGCGGTTGATAATTTTCTTCGAATGGGGTATTAAATGAGTGTTCTTTGTTATGTTCTTCCCACATGTCATAAAGGTCTATACTATATGCTCTTGGTACTGGGAACACGTCCATTCCTTGTGTTACTACGAGGTCTTTATCGCCTTTTGGTACTTCTATGAGTTTAAAGAGCCAGATGTAGTCTTTATTATCTTTTGCTATTATTTTGCCGATATTTTGTCTAAGTTCTGTTTTTGTCATTGTTTTGTGTAGAGTATTCTATAAATGTCGTTATTATATTTTTTTTGTATTTTTTCTTTATGTAGTTCTTTTACTACGTGAACAATCGTAGCAATTACCATTATTGTGCCAACTAGCGGTAGTAATGCCATTGCTAGTGTTATTTTATCAGATTCGGTAAGTCCTTCGTTATCTTTTGTTGCTAGGTAGCACACTGTGGCTACTGTAACTGATGAGATTACGTATATTATTATGAGCGTTATTATCATTGTTGTTTAATCATTTGTTCCATTTGGTATAGTTTTGTAGTTTTATAGTTTATCTTTTCCATTGGTTCTGTAAATGAGAAGAGATTAATGTCGTTTAGGTTATCTGTTGGTGTGTTATACAGTATTTGTTTTATTTCATTAAATTTTTCTGTATTTCCCTCAAGTTCTGCCTTATGCAGTTCTTCTATTTGTTGTATTTGTGTTATATAGGGTGCGAGTAGTTTTCTGAGGTGTTCTCCTAGTGATTCAAAGTTATCATTCATAATTTTATTTATTATTTTTGTTTTATTGCAAATATATTAAAAATGTTTTTGTTTTGCAAGTATTTTAATATATTTTATGATATTTATGTTTGTTATGGGTAGTAATAGAAAGAAGGTATACATTAATGGTAGTCAATATGGCATGTTGAAGGAATCTGAGTGGAATTTTCATTTTGGTCAGAATCATGACATGCGTCCTTATGTGAGTGATAATAAGTATCAGATGGCTGGTCGTGAGACTGGTCATTTTGGTAGTGGTACATATTTTTCCACTTACAGAGGTAAGGATGGGATTGATGATTATGGTGATTTAAATAGGAATCAGAATCCTAATTTCATTAAGGTTGGTGAGAATGTATATCGTGTTGATTTTGACCTTTACAAGAATCTTTATAGGGTTAGGAGTAAGAAGCAAGGTGACGTATTATATACGATGTTGGCTAATTTAAATCACATGGCGAATAACATTGCTTATATGGGTCATTTTAATAGGTTTAATGCTCATTACGGTAACAGTCGTTTATATCAAGAGATTAAGGCTAATGCTGATGGTTTAGGTTTAAAGTGTCCTAGTTATTATGAGTTGACTAGGATGGCTCAGAGGTTGGGTCAAGATGAGGGTGATGTTCGTTCATTTTCTACTGTATTTATGGAGTGGAATGGCTATAATGGTGTTAATGTAAGTGGTATTGATTATTATGACAACACGAAGCATGGCAGTGTAATATATGATTTATCTAAGGTTAACACTGAGATGGAGGAAGTAAGTCCCAAGTCTTTATACACTGGTTATAAGGAATCTCCTTATGATGACGCTGTTGTTCAAGGTTTTGATGACCCTAGGATGGAGGCATTGAAGGGTAAGTACGTTGGTTGGTATGACAAGTTAAATGACATGTCATTGAGTGATGCCTTAAGGGTATTAAAGAATTACACTGACAGTGGTAATGTATTAGATTATTTTACGTTAAAGGGTTTAAATCCAGAGTTGATTAAGAGATACATGCGTATATTATTTGTAAAGAATCCCAATGGTTATTGGGTTGACCCAATGGAGAAGTTAGTTAGTGGTGATGAGTCGAAGTATTATGCTAGGTTAATTGAGGAATATGGTTTATATTATTGGGTTAATTATGAGTCTAGGAAGAAGTATTGTAGTATATTGATTAATTTATTAAGTAATTTCAGTTGGAATATTCCTTGGGATGTTGATTCTGTTAAGGAGAAGGAGATGAAGAAGGAGTATTTGGATAAGTTATTATCTTATATGCAGAGGGATTTATCTGATTATGAGAGAGAATATATAATGGAGGATTATTTAGATGACGAAGAAGGAGTTTAATGAATGTGTTAAGGAGAGTTATGGAATTATATTTAAGTTTATGTGATGAAGGGATTATGGAGAATAGGAAAAATAGGATTAAGGAAATCATTCGTGAGGCAGTTTGGAATCAAGTTAACGGTGAGTTAACTCCTTGGGATGCTGAAGGTAGGGAGGAGCGTTTTGGGCCTAGCAATGCTTCTCGTTCTCAAGGCAGTGTTCCTACTAGGGAATACATACCTCGTGGTTACAATGATTGGAGGGATAACTTTAAGAGGGTTATGAGTTATTCTGAGTATTGTAAGAGGTTTGGTTTAAGTATATAGTTATTAAATGGGTTAACTGATGGTGGTTAGCCCATTTTTTGTTTTATGTTGATATTTATAGGATATGGGATTATATAAGAACATAAAGTCTGCGATTGATGATAAATCGTCAATGAGTTCCAACAGCATTACGTTGTTGGCATCTGCCATTATGGGTGTTATTATAGGTTTGGTTATATGTTTTGTATTGGTATATGATGTTTGTTATGATGGCAAGGTTGACACTGATTTGGGAGACTTGGGTATATTTCTGTTATGTTCAGGTGGTTATATCCTAGGTTCGGGTGTTCCAAAGGCTTATGTTGATGGCAAGATGCGCACACGTTCATGGGTTGAAGGTGAGAAGATGCAGATTGATGATGAAAAACAAGAGGAGGACGTATAGTTTTTCTATTGGTTTAAATAATAGAAATAAAATAAGGCAACAATACTGTACACTTGTTAGTTTATACTATTCCACTCTAACATGTTTATAATTCCATTATTTTTTTTCTTTTCTTAACTCATTTATAGGTTTTAACATATCTTGGAATCCATCTATCTTATCTCCAATATATTCCTTGCAATAACTAACACGTTGTAATCTGTTTCTGTATCTATGATTATCGTGCTCGATAGCTTTCTTATCCCTACCTTTTCCATCAAACATTGTTGCTCTCACAAAAGGATTACGGCCAAGGGCCTCCCCAAATTTGCTATGTGCTGTTTTGATGTATAATCTATAATCGTGTTCATCATCTGATAGGGATTTAACAATACCTCCAACGAAGTTAAATATCTGTGTGCTTAAGCCCAAACCTTGGTAATCTGGTAATATTACAATCCTTGATACTGAACATCCGTATGGTATACCCTTTCTTGGTGTATTAAGTATTCCAACGAATCCAACTGGAATATTATTCCATTCAAATAATAAGCATTTGCAAGATTTATTAATATCTGCTCTTAAATAATGTTCTTTGGCAAAGCCACATGACCAAAAAACGCTTGCTTCTACTCGTCTTACAGTTAATTTAATTTCTGGTCTTTGACCTTTTGGGTGATTAATCTTTACAATTTTCACGCTCTCATAATGTATTAGCTTTAATTATTTTCCAAATTTTCCTTTATTCTTTTCTTTTCATATGCTTCATCCATCTTTTTCTGCCTATCCTTCTTCCATTTATCATGGCATTCTTGGCATTCGGCATATATCCAATGGTGTTCTACTATTGGTTTATTTATGTGTTTTCCGCACACCTCACAAGTGTGATAGGAATCAGCCTCAGCGTCTTCAATCATTGAACGAAGCTCATCAGTCTTCTTGCTGACATATATGGTTAAATAGCCAAATTTCTCCTTAATCTGGAGTATTTCTATCCTATCATCCCCTTCTTTATCCTTATTATAGTCTTCAATATAATCTATAATGGGTTGATATAGTTTTTCCCATCCCTTATCACATTCGATACCAAATAGTTCATAAGGGTGTTTTGGTTCTATCTTTGGTTCATTCTCCCTTAATTTCTTGATTCTTTCCTTTTCCTTTTCAAGAAATTCCTTTGTCCATTTTTTACTTTTTTCCATGATATAGTTTTATTAAGTCATCAGCATACATCCAACCTTTAATCTTGTCCATTGGGACTTTACCTTCTCCAAACTTACCGTAGGCAAAACAATTCTCCCCTAGTTTCTTTCTCTTTTGGAATATATTAAGGTTAAAGTCCCTATCATCGAAGAATACTTGCCAATAGTCAGTGACCACGTGTAATGTTGTACTACCACTTAGTCTACCTTCAGTTAACAACAAGACCTTTCTCATTTGTTCTTCCTCAATTGGAAGGTCTTCAATCTCATTCCATTGCAAATCTGTTTTCATTATATCTTGTAATTTCGTTTAATACTCTATATACTTCTTCTATTCTTTCGTAATTACTCATGACTGTATTTTCAGGAGTTCCTAACAACTCCATATAGTCTATCACGGTAAGACCATTATTACCAAGATTAAAGTCACTTGGACTAAATGTTTTATGCGTTATTTCTAATTTCATTGTGGCACATCCATTGCTTCAGTTAATATATCGATGTCTCTTGGAGATTGGAATACGTTATAGTTGGTATCATCTGAGTATACCATTTTCTCCATTTCCACCTCACCATTTTCATCCCTATGCTCTAGGTTGAATATATAGTCTGGTTGTATCCATTCTATAATGTCAAAATGGCAAGACGCAATAATGACTTTCAAGTTCTTCTGCCTTACATATCTCTGCAATGCATGAGACATTGATTGTGCTGCGTGTCTATTGACCACTGATGTGAACTCATCGATTACGATAGTGCCTCCATTTGCGTCATATATGGCTTTTGCAATATCGAGCCTTGCTCTTTCTCCATTGGATAGTTCTTGAGGCTTTCTGAGCCATGTAGGCACTGAACTGAGACCAATACTTTGCAGTAGGTCGCATACTTCTTCCTCAGTATATCTTGGGAATTGGCTTATAACGCATTTATTGTAGTCATATTCAATTGGTTTAACATCACCATAGATTTCTCTTAGTATGGTTGATTTACCGCTACCACTTTTACCACATATAAGTAGTATATTCCAATTATTTTTATTCATTGCTTCCATATCTTCTTTTGAAGGTATAGGAACTTCTGTTGTTGTTTTTTCTTTGTTTTGTATATCATAGTTATGATATAAGAATTCGGTATAGTTATCGTTTTCAATGTTGCTAGTTAATGTAATTTTGCTCATCAGTTAAGTTTGTTAGGTTCATTATTAGTTCTCCATCCTCACAATCCCCATAAGTATAAGTAATTATGAGTTGATTATTTTCTATTCTTGCACTTTTGATTAACCAATCATAGTTAAACTTAAACTCATAGTCATAATGTCTTGGAATTGCTAGTGTCATAATATTAGGTTTTTGCAAAGATATAAAAAAAATGTTAAAAAAACAAATTTTCAAACAAAAAAAGGTTTAGAGTAACAATCTAAACCTCTTGAAATCCTCCCTCATCAGTTAGTATGAATGCTTTTCTACAATCAAGACAAGCGAATTCTTTTGTTATAATTGGATGTTCCTCTTGTTGGCTATGACCTATGACTTGATATTCCCAAGGTAAATCATCATTGACTGTCTTGCCTTCAACTTCTAGCGACAATTGTATTGCGTCAGTCATATCATGGACATCAAGCCATACAATACTTCCATATCTATCATAACCCCCTCTATATCTTGTTACCTCACAAAGTGCTTTAATACCTTGTGGATTATCCAATAAATGGTTTAAGTTATCTATGGTAAGTTCTCCAATAATATCCCTATGACTTTCATACCATTTTGGGATAAGCCCAGCATGAGTAAATAAATAACGTTTACCGTTTATATATTCCTCATGTGCTAATTGGAATAGGTTTCTGTTGGAACGAAACATCCTCTCAATATGCCAAGCATTGCTTGAATCATAACGAGACCTTGTATAGAAATTACGCTTATCAATATATGGTAAATCGTGATTCCCTAGTAAGAGAATCACTTTATTCTTATGCTCAGATTTGAAGTTGATGATTTCTTCAAAGTTTCTGATGGCATCTTTCCTAGTGATTCCCTCCCAAGGATATGGGTCAAGGTAATCACCATTAAAGATAACTTTATCTACTTTGTTGAAGTTTTCTTCGACAGCCTTTTTCCAAAAGGAACGCCCGTGCACATCCCCAACACACATCAACATATTTTTTTCCTCCTTATTCTTTTTTTATATAATCCATATCTTTTTCTAGATAGAAAAATTGTGGCATTATCATATAGTATTTTTTCGTATAACTTTTTTCTACCTTTACCTACTGGTAGTCTTAATCTATAATAATTAACAGTTTTCCCTTCTACTTCTTTAAAGGTGTAAGAAAATTCTTCTACTAATTCTTTATTTTTTTCAAATTCTTCTTTTAAAAATTTTATAATCTGTTCAGCAAATGGTTTTGAATTAAAAACAAATCTTATATCTCCACCATTAAATGTGCCATTACTGCCAACAGGTATATCGTTCCCTTAATTTTTTTGAAAAATGTCTGATATCACTAGTATCATTTCTTTGTTTCCCCATGATTTGTTTTGTTAGTTAACTTCTATCAATTCTAATATTTTTATAAATTTTTTTATCCTTCAAATAGCTAAAGAATAGTTCTATTAATTCATCTATTTCAGTTTCTGTGAATTTTGTGTATCCATAGCCTCCAAAAAAATAAGTTCTCCTTATAAATGATTCATTCAAAAAACATCTTTCAAACCTTAAATGGAGGTCTACAAAGTTATAGAAAGAATGTCTATTATAGAACTGTATATCTTCGGCATAATCTAAATACATTTCTTTGCTAATTTTACCAACTTCTTTATATAATGCTCGTATTTTAGGGTAAATTCCCATTAATTTTGCAAAATATATAAAATGCCACGTTAATGTATTTGCAAGAATGTATCTACGTCCCATTATTCTTTAACTTTAAACTTGCTTTTCAGCAATTGTTTCTGTATCTTTTCATTCAATTCATACCATGATATTGGCTCATAATTGTTATTATCAACGCCAACATCATATTGTGTTGGAAATGTGTGTATTAATCGAGGAATATCTTTACCATTCTTGCCTAAACCACTATGCACATGACCATATGCTTGATATACAAGTCCTTTTGGGTCACGATAAACTCCAGCATAACAAAGTAATGGATAGTGGTTTAGATAAATCTTTCTACCCTCAACTTCAATCAGCATTTGTTGTGTTGAAAACTTAAACAATTCCTCTTCTGCCTTGGCTGGCATATTTTTCATATCGTGATTCCCTTTTATAAGAATAATATCACCATTTAACTGGTCTCTTATACTCTTCCATTTCTCATAACCGCCACTCCAAGCAAAGTCCCCAAGGTGAAAAACCAATCCATCTTGAGGTACTTTTTTATTCCAATTATCGATTAGTTTCCAGTTCATTTCTTCAATGTCCTTGAAAGGACGGTCACAGAACTTAATGATGTTCGAATGTCCAAAATGAGTTCCTACCTAGGTGTCGGAGGTGAAAAACACCTCCGACCCATTATCATATTTAAAGTCTACCTTTGCTGACATATATTTTATTAATTTTACTAATACATGATGAAGATATAGCCAATTCTTTAGATATATCTTTATTCCTCATGCCTTTATTTAACATTTCTATTACTTTTTCTCTTAAAATTTTAGATGTGGTATATCTACTGACATAATTTTCGTCTATTTTTTTCCATTTTCTTTCTAATACTAGAAGTATATGTGTTTTCTTCTTTAATTCTGTTACAATTTTGGAATCAGAAAAACATAATTCACAATAGCCTTGCTTGTTTAATTTTACATGTTTTGTATCATATCCAACAAGTTCGCAAAATTCTTTCAATATTCCGTCCCACGATTTATGAACTTTAATTCGTATAAAGCAATCTTTTCTTTTATACTGATTTTCTATATTTCCATCACCATCAATAAAACCAATTAAAAGGTATTTCAATAATTCCTTATCATGATTTAAGATAGTTTTTGGTGGGTTATATGTCTTATCTTGTTTAATATCGAACTTTTTGCATAATTCCTCAATTACTTCAGTATGTTTTGCAGAAACACCAATTCCCAATTCTCCCCTATCTTCAAATTTACCATTCCATTTTATAAAGCTAGCAAACTTTTTTACTTGTTCACTATCTTTTAACCCCAAATGAAACTTGACTCTACCATTTTGAAAATGGCCATCTGCAAGCAAAAACCCAATCCAATAGTAAGCTTCTGGAGTTTCTTCTAGTAATTTTGATAAATCGCATTTTCTTCTTGCTTTAGTACGAGATGCACAATTTCTACAAACAGCATTATTCTTTTCTGCTAGCCAGTAGGCTGAATATGACCCATATTCTAACTCCTTACCGCATATTCTACAAATTCTCTTATATTTTTTCATAATAGACATATTTACCTATTATAAATATAATGTTTTTGTGTAAAATATTAATAGTCAGAAGTAAATTTTTACTTATTTTTTTGCAAAGATATAAAAATCATTTGTATTTTCAAAACTTTTTATGTTAAAAATTGTTAAAACAGTATTTTAATGTCTTCAATTTGCAATTGATTTTCTATAACTTCCATTGTATCATCATCATACGTGATGAATACTGTTTTATCATCATTCATTTTAATATTTTTGATTTTGTTTTTATCAAAGGTTTTGGGAACATATTCAAACATTGCTTTTGATATGAGCATCATATCATATAATGAGAGTGGTGTTATTTCATCCTTAGAACCATCTTCCAGTATTCTATTAAACTCTTTATCCCTAATGGTGCAAGACTGAGTGTAATTAGAGATGAAAGTTTCCCACTTAAATTGTAATATAGGTAATGTAGAGTCATTTATTATTATTCTATTCCAGCAATCATTCCATGTTATTGATGTTTCAGATTCGTGATTTGAGATGTTATCTAGTGTGGTTCTTGTTACAAACCAACAATCTCCACCAAGTTCTTCTATCATTTTTTTCTCATTTGGAAATCTTACATCATCTATAACATAATTTTTATTTTCATCTATCATTGCACGAATTCTATTAACGTGCCAATCTGTATTATATTTTCTTATTAGGTCAGTGCCAATAAATTGTAACATATGTCTTACATCTCTTAATAAAACACCATCACAAGTTTCAGTTACGGCATCTAGTGGTATTTCTGTTTCCTCAGAGATTATCTTGCACATATCCTTACCAATTGTAACATTGATGTCGATTTTTTCATTTTTTACCTTATTGAGTTCATCAATTGAAATATTCAATAAGTCAGTGCATAATTGTTTCAATGGCAAGGCAAAATACAGTTTTTCATATCCATATTGTTCGCATATCTTGGCAAGTTCAGTTTTTCCGCTTCTGCAACGCCCTGCAAATGATATTATTTTACCCATTCTTTTATTTTTTTTGAAAAATCATTTTTATTTTTTTCATCAATATAAAGTATATCAATATTTTTTTCAGTAACTTTTTTAAATTTAGTTTTATCTAGTTTTTGTACTTGTTTAAATTTCGTCTTTGCCCATTTTTTGCCTTTACCTCCAAAATCAACTGGGTGGTAATGTTGTTCTCCTTGGCACTCTATTGCAATATTTTGTTTTGGCAAGTAGAAATCTAGACTTTGTTTACCTAACCAACTAAAGCGTTTTTGATATACATACTCTATTTTATTTTCTTCTAAAATATTTCTAGTATATCTTTCAAGTGAGGTTTCTTTACATTTTGGACACCCTTTGCCACTTAAGTGATTATCTGGAGATTGTTTAAATTCTCCATGAATAGGACAAATAATTGCGACATTTTCTTTCATTGTATTATACTCCACTTTAGAATAGTCATATTTGTTTCCATGTACTAATTTAAATTCTTTAATAATTTCATCTGTTGTTTTATATTTACCAGCACATTTTGGGCATCCTTGTTTTTGCGATATGTGGTGGTTTGGGTTTAAGTGAAATTCTCCATGAATTGGGCATATTACAGAAACTTTAGTTTTAGTGTTAACATATTTCACTTTAGAGTAATCATACTTATCTCCATGTATTTTTCTTGCTTCATCTAAAAACTCTTTTTCAGATGTAACAAGTCTCCCAATACATTTTGGGCAATTCTGTCCACGTATATGGTTGTCTGGCGTTTGCCAGAACTCTCCATGTTTAGGACATATTATACATATTTTAGTTCTAACATCTATAAGTTCAACTTTAGAATAATCATATTTATCACCATGTACAGATTTAGCTCTTTTTATTATTTCTTCCTTTGTTAACTTTTTCATTACTCTTCTCCATTAATTGTCTTATCTAATACATCAGTAAAATCCTTAAGTGGAATATTACCTACCAACTTATAGATAAGTTCATCATTTTCATCAAGCAATAATATTGATGGCACATTTCTAATGGTATATTTCTGAACCAACAATTCATCATCCTCAATATCAACGCTCTTGAATTCAATATCCTTATATTGTTCCATTTCTTTTACCTTTTCAAAGGTTTTTGCGAATACTTGACAAGGTCCACACCAAGAGGCCGAACAATCTATCACTGTCTTTAATTCCATAATTTAATTTGTTTAGCTTTTTTATTTTTTAATAAGTTTGCGAATGAATTTACCTTTCTCTTCTTTGTTTCAGAAGGTGAATTAAAATCAATCGTTGAACTTGTAAATATTGTTTTATCTATTTTCTTTGCGTTTTTAACGATATTTTTTGCAATATCTTCGTTAATTATTATCTTGGTTGTTTTTCCCAATACTTTATTAACTCTATATTCTAATCTCTTAAGTATCGCAATACTGTTTGAACTTGAGGTGTTGAACTTCTCAAAGTCCTTTTCATCGATGAAACCCAATATGTTCTTTGCTCTAGTATATGCTACATACATTAGATTATATTCTTGTCTTACCTCCCAATCCTTTTTTGCTGATTTGCTTGGCATTAATGATTCACAAGCAATATATACATTATCTGCTTCAAGTCCTTTTGCCTTATGTATTGTTGATAGGGATATACCACCTTTTTTATCTCGTTTTGGGAATATTTCATCAATCTTTGATATGATTTCATCTGATGTATTGATTCCTTCTGCAAGAACTTCAAGAGCGTTTATCATATCTAGTTTATTCTGGATTTGTGGAGAATCCATTGCAGTTTCGGCATCTATTCCAAACTTTTCCATTAATTTGTTCCTAGTGGTGAATAAATCATCATATAGTCTTACGAATACTCCATCTTCATTACAATCTACATTAAGTTTCTCTTGCTTCGTGCTCTTGACAATTGCCTTTAGATTGCTACCAATCTCCTTTCCCCTAATGTAGCATTTTTTACCAAGTTTTAGAAATTCATTGTATATCTGTACCAACGGTGCATTATTACGGCATAAAATCATATCACCATCCTTTATAACATCTAGGCATACATTTCTTATTATTTGCCCATCTGTAGCGCCATCATTTGCTTCAATTGTTGGAACTAATTTCTTTGCAAAGTCAACAATGTTCTTTCCACATCTGTATGATATGCTTAATGGAAGACACTTGGTGTTTGGAAGAGATTTAAGTGTGTTAAATGATTCTGGGTCTGCCCCACTAAATGCATACAGCATTTGTTGGGAATCTCCAACTGATACCATTCTTGTACCCATCTTAAAACATTTTAAGACCAATTCTCTTTCAGCTTTATTAAGGTCTTGGCATTCATCTATGAATATGAAGTCATATAAAAGCCCTAGAGGCTTTAAATAAAGCACGTTGGGCAACCATACCATATCAGTATAATCAATCGTTTCTAGGGCATTTTTACCCCATTCCATGACCTCTATTGCTATCTCCTTTTCGTCTGCAATTGTCTCGATTCCATATCTACTTTCTATGAAATCCAAATCATTGGTTGTTTGACATAAATAGAATCTACCAAAGTCAACATATTTCTTGATATTATCAAGGTATCTAAAGTATTCTCTGCCTCTTAATGTAAAGGTGTTAATCGAAGATAGTTCCTTAATATTGTTCTTAATATATGCGTCATACTTAAATGGTTCTGGAATTGCGCTAACTTGAGGTAAGTTTTTCTTAATGAATAATAATCCAAGTCCATGAAGTGTTCTTACATCAACATTTTGTCTATCTGTTGTTTTTTTCTTCAATTCATTTACAATATCCGTATTGAATGCTGTTAATAATACTTTATCTTTATCAGAGATAAAATCTAGGCATTTAACTAACGTTGTACTTTTCCCACTACCAGCAACTGCTTCAACAACAAGGTGTCCTTGGTCATGCTCAAGCCACGAGAAAATGTCTTTTTGGTATTTCGACCATTCATATTCGATATGTTGTACTGTTTCTTTCTTTTTTCTTGTCATTTTTTATCTTTTTGCAAAGATATATAAAAAATGTTAAAAAAACAAATTTTTTGATATAAAAAATCCCATCGGCATAATCTCTACGCCAATGGGATTGAACACATTATTACTAACACTTATCACTTCGAAGTTTATTCTTCATCAAGATTCTTCAAGAAGTTCTTCATGTATGAACGGAACTGAGGATTATCTTTAATGTTCTGCTTCATACGCTTTACGAAGTCAACCACTTGTGGGTCTCTCTCAAGTTCCTCAGTGCGCTTGAACTCCTTGGTCTTTCTATCCTTCTCGTCAAGGAATTTAACCAAATCATTCTTGGTTGCATTGGCGGTATCAATCTCTGAATCCCACAAATGCTTGCGAATGATGTGAACCAACTCATCACGACTCTTCTCTGCAAAAGGAGAAGTGAAATCATTACGATGTGCAAAATGTCCTGGGAATGGCATCTGAGGATTCATTCCACGACCCATCGCTGGACGAGGTGGGAAGGGCATTTCATGCTCCATACGTTCACGAACGTGAGGAGGAATATTATCGAAATCATGCTCACGAGTGAAAGGATTTGGACGTGGAGCACGTCTCTCCTCAAACTGAGGCTCACGCATTACTTGAGGATTCACGTTGTTATAACCACCAAGCGGAGTCTGTGCAATGGGCTTAATCTCAATTGCGAGACCCAATGTCATAAATACCTTAATCAATGTATCAACACTGATAACCTCTCCATCACCTTCAAGAATTGCGTAAATGTCATCAACATCCACGTTAATTACCTCTGCGAGTTCCTTTGGAGTAGAGTCATTCTCATTCAACAGATTCTCAACCTTAACCTTAATGTCAGCACTGTACTGGCTAATCCAACCATTTGCTGCTCTCTCAAAATTTTTATCCATTTCTATCTAATTAAAATTATTATACAATGCAAAGATATATTTTTATTTTGAAAAAAACAAATTTTTTTAATACTTTTTAATAGTTATATGCTTTTTTCCTTATTTCAGTCAATATTTCATTGACAAAATCAGCATCAATCTTCTCCCTAATGGTAGATTCGGCAATCGTATTATCCAACTTTTCCTTGTCAGCTTCAAGCTTCTCCATAAGTTCATCATACTCAAACTTATGCCCCCTTACATTCATAAGGAATTCTCTATCCCAAGTGCGCTCAAGATTGACTCCATTACCTTCAGCAATCTCTTGACCCATATGCATTAGCCTAAAGCAATGCATCATATTCTTGCTGTCGTAATTCTTATCAAGGTTGGATTCATAGCGTTTTGGATTTCTCTCCTTGACCCATTCTTGATATTCCTTATACTTTTTGCAATGGTCTTTGAAACCGCTTTCGTTATAAACCATATGACAAAGTGGTTCTTCTCCTTTTGAAACTGATGAACCCCTCATATCAGTGGCTTCATCAAGACACATTCCACGATAGTGAAGAACTTCTTTGTGTTCCTCAAACCATTTCTCTTGCATTATAGCATCACACGCAGCTGGTATATCCAACTCATAGAATGAAGTTATAAATGATGCTAGTTTGGGATTCTTATTGATAAGGTTTTCAAATGATGTGATGCCTTCCTTTTCAAAATGAGCGCCCCAATCATAATATACACCATATGTATCGTGCATATTTGGAATATGTACAAGACCACAGAAGTCTTTGTTAAGACCACGATTTTCAAGCCAATCCTTAATCTTGGTGCTACCTTGCTTATAGAACGTATAAGCAAAGTCAAATGGGGTAAGTCTTTCAGTCATTGGATTAACAATCTTCTTGTTTAATCCTCTAGCTTTCTGGATTTGAGCCACAGCATATCCAATGAATGGCTTAAAGCACTCCTTTGTGATGAACTGCTCCTTATTGGCAAACAATGGTGAAAGAATATCATTTGGAGGTGTAATAATCTTCTCCATTGGTACAAACAATGCTTCCAATACAGTTGGATTTGACTTTAATGCCAATTCACAGTATCTTCCAAGTTCAAACCAAGTGTTGTCATTACGAGCATCAGAAATCTGTTCGTGATACCTTCCCCTTAATCCCAAAAGTTCTTCCTTTGTACAAAGGTAGATACCTTTTGTATCTACGTCTGAATCCTCATTGTTAAGATTGTAGAGGTGAGAACCAGCAATGTAAGAGTACATTAACCTGCCTTCACCTTTTATTTTATCGAAATTATCGTTCATAAATTTAAAAATTCTGTTTCTTTTTTTGCAATTTCTTGCCTTGTTCTAATTGTTCAATATTCATTTTTCAATGTCATTTAAAATTTTTCTGATGCAAATATATCAAAAAAAATTGAGATAGCCAAACGCCATCCCAATCTTTTAACACTATTTAATTTTCAAATATGATTCTAGATTCCACATATTTTCTATCTTCTCCTCTTAGGATTGGCATTTCCTCATCAATAAACCATTTATCGTTTTCATCCTTTACAATGGCAGTGCCTCTCTTTTCTACAGTAGAAAGATTATTCCAATTTATACCATATTTTTCAAACAGCATATCTTGAACTTGGCTTGTATTCTTCCCTTCAAGTTCCTTTGGCTTAAAGAACTTCTGACCAAGTGAATTAATACTATTTCTTGTTGCATCTTGTTGCCTAAAAAGTACAGCGTTGCAGCAATCGTTAATTGGCACATTAAAGCATCTTGCATCGAACATTGCTCCAATTTCGACTGCCTTGGTATATGCTTTCATTATTTCATTAACTGAGTTTGAAAGTTCTTCTCCGTATGCTTCCTTATCAGTAATGACTTTATAATGTGTATTAACGAATTCTCTTACCTTATTATGAAATATCCTATTAAAATATAGTGTTGCCATAGAGGATGCAACAGAGCATATCTTTTGAACTTCATAGTCATACCAAGCTGATACATCAATATCGTTATAGTCTACCAATATCAATGTAATCTCATCAGATTGGGTATATCCAAACACACACCCTTGAATATTCTTGCATAACTCAAGAGTGGTTTCTTGCATTGCCTCTATTAGTCTTTTATCAAACGGCTTAACAAAGCCTCTTGTCCAAGTGTGGAACGCACGGCCATCCAATCTAATGATGACTGGCATTCTCCTCACCAACTTTGTCTTGGCTCTATTCTCATAAAATTCCTTCATTCTATCTCCAAGACCATCTCTTAATTTCTTTGCCATAATGTTTTTTTGCAAAGATATAAAAAAAAATCGAGATAACCAAATGATTATCCCAATTTTTTTAGTTTACCATTCAAAATCTTCATCCCACCAGTGGGTTTCTCCAATTAATTCTGAAGGTAGTTCATCCCTCATAGGAGGTGCTTCATTCAGTCTCTTGCGAACTGCGTTGCACTTTGTGATAGGTGCATTAGACTTTTTCTCTAGTCCACGAGCCACACAGTCTTCGCCAGCTTCAACGAAACGGTCAAATGCAGCGTGGTCATCTTCAAATTCCCAACGGCAGTCATAATCCTCGCAACGTGGCTCATCTACCTCAAGACCGTAGCCGAATCTCAAGTTATCATCAGCCTCCTTACCTCCTATGCCCCACTGTGGAATAGGAGCTGGTGGCATAAACGTGTGATTCTTGAACCTAGGAGGAGTCAAATCACGCTCACAGCATCTAGGCTTGCAAGTCTCACTCTTGTGCTCACATTTCTTCGGCTTATCGAAAGCCTCTTCAATCAGTGAGCTAATTTCTTCCATCAATCCCTTCATTGAAGGAAGTCCGATAACAAAAATTTTTGCTTCCATAACTTTAATCTTTATTAATTTTTAAATGAGATGTCAATTTTTTTAAATTTGACATTGCAAAGATATATAAAAGTTTTTTAATTCCCAAATTTTTCAAGAACTTTTTTTACTTTCGTTAACATTTTATCTTCTATGACCAAATTGTCTGTCTCCACCACTACTCATTCTAGTTGAGCTTCTAGGTTGCGTCATTGGTCTATGATTACCTCCGATAGTTGGTCTATTTCCGCCTCTATTAATATTGGTATTAGGTCTTGTGACGTTTGGTTTATGACCATTTCCGTTTGGTTTAACGCCATTATTTGGTCTTGGATTATGATTAATGTTTGGCTGACCATGATGCCTAAAATTACCTCTTGGGATTGGTCTATACCTATCTCTGTAGATATGTGGAGGCAATGGTCTACTGTATCTATGGAAATAATATCTATTATTATAGTAATAAGGATAATAGAACATATCACGATAGATGTAGTATAGAAGTAATCCTTCTGCATTATAGTAAGGAGTACCATATATAACAACTACGCTAATATCAACGTCATCGTACATATAATCAACTTGGGCTTGTGCTGTTGTCACACAAGAGGATAATGTGAAACACATCATCAATCCTAAAATAAAAATAATAATCTTTTTCATAATTCAATAGTTTTAAAAATATTATTTCTGTCTATAACTATTGCAAAGATATTAGTTTATTTTGTAAAAAACAAGCCAAAACAGCACATTTAGGGATTCCATACCTAACAAATATAGTTTCCCCTATTCCGATAGGGATTTCACCTTTATTAATGTTCCTTTTTTCTTATTATACACAATGCCGTGTTCTCTTAGAACATCTGATGCTCCAATATAGTTAGATATTGTTGGTTTTCCGAATCTATCATCAATTCCCTTTATGTATTTGGAGTTGCCCCCATCAAAACCATCGTTGTAGAAGGATGATATAAGACCACTATGACAAGATATACAAGCCATATGATACGCTTTTGACCTTAAAGTCATATCTGTATCAATTAACACCCAAACACTGTCTTCAAGCCTACTGTCTACGGTAAAATACGATTTAACTTCTTTCATATTTGCAAAGATATATAAAATATTTGATTAAAACAAGAAAAGGAGGCTCTAATTGCCTCCTTTATAATATTTCATAACTTTTTTATAATATTCTAAACTTTTAGTTTTCCATCCATTTCCATAGAATCCACAATTCCAACATCTTATTGCTTTTTCTATGTTATGTTCTGGATTGAAATGTTCTTGCAGCATAATGAACATTTCTTTTGATTTCTTAGCGTTATATCTATCATTCAATGTATAACGCTTGTTAGAGTCTTTTCTTTTAAGGATTTGGTTACACTCTTTCACTAATATTGGCGTAATCTGTAGAATACCGCAGCAATTTCCATTTGGATTATACGCCTTTTCATTTCCCTTACTTTCCACCTTAATGATAGCTTCCATTACTGGATTCCAATCATAAGATTCCTTTGTTTGTGCGTTTGTTAATGTTGTCATTAGCATCAAGCACGATAAAATAAAAATTCTTGTTTTTCTCATCATTAAAAAATTTACGTGAGGCTCGACTGTAGTATGCTACATGTCGATTGGTGACGATATGTGAGAGCTGAGTTACGTCACTGTATCCTCTTATTATTAAAAACTATAACTTGACAGACTTCCATATTTACTAATCTTGTTATTATACCAATCGTCTAGCAATTGGCTTATGAAGCCTTTTCTTTCATCATCATTTGTTATCTTATTATAAAATTCTCTATCTAGTTCGTCAAGAACATCTTGTTTCCACATTGACTTCTTGGTTGGTAATCCTCTATCCAATTTGATGAAGATTCCATACTTCTTGCCATCATTCTCATATTCTGCCTTCATATAGTTACCATCAAGGAACTTCTTACCGTATTCAACATGGTCTGAATAGTAAGCTTCCTTGATGACACTCTTCTTAAGCATATTTATGTTATCTTCTGATAATATGAACTTCTTCATAATAATTTCTTGTTTATTATTATAAATATTCATTAATCATCTTTTTGCTCAATGGTACGAGATAGAATGTTGCTTGTGGTATTGAAAACACCTCTACAAATCCCAATCTTTCCCAATAGTGGTTGGACTTTAATGATTCCTCAACGCCAATCCAGATGAAGTCATAATTATCAGATAGGAACTTGATGTTATGATATAACATTTTTTTATCCAAGTTTGTTCCTCTTAATCTTTCATCAATAATGAATGAATGTCCATTTACTTGAGAGAAATTATCAAGGTACTGTGATAAGTTAGCTTCTTCAAATAAGATAGGAGAGCCCACCTTTATTGGATACTCACAGAATATCAACAATCCGTATATATCCCCATTCTCCTTATCAACTAGTTTAATGGATTCATCCAACAATGCGTTTGATTGTGTTAATTGTTGGAATGCCTCTGCATCACTTGACAAGTCGAATGCTTTAGCCAATGTTTTACATATTTGGTCTAAATCATCCTTTGAAGTCTTCTTAACTTCAACTCTTTCCAACAAGTCTTTTTTTGATAAATCATTGTCTATCAACTTGTTGCATAAATCTATTAACATTGCCTTGATAGATTTACATTTGCAAAGATACTAAAAATATTTGAAATAACCAAATTTTTTAATGTATTTTTACAATTATTTTACAAAAAGGGAGAGATTATCAACTATTTAACCTCTCCCTTGAAATACTTAACAAAAATTTGAAAAATTATGAGACTTATCTTATAACAATTTCTTCATTTTCGCAAGAGGCACTGAATGTATAATTTGGCTCATAATCATTTTCAAGCATAAGTTCTGTGATTTTATCTTCGATATTATCTTGGATAAGTCTTATGATTGGTCTTGCTCCAAATTCTTTTTTCTTCACTGCTTCTATGTGTATAAGGTCCACTACATTATCACTATATATTAAATTATAATTAATATTATTTAATCTATTATTAAATTTATTTATTTCTAATTTAACTATATTTTTTAAATTATCATCAGATAATGTATTAAAATAAACTATTTGGTCCAATCTATTAAGAAATTCTGGCGTAAATTTCTTTTTTAATTCTTTCTCAATAATTGATTTTTTATTTGATTCTTCATTATTAACGAATCCAAGTCCACCTCCAAGTTCTGCTGCCTTTCTTGCCCCAATATTAGATGTCATAAGGACAATAACATTCTTAAAATTAACAACTTGTCCAGCGCTATCTGTAAGTCTTCCTTCATCAAATAACTGCAAGAAGATATTGTAAACCTCTTGGTCAGCCTTTTCAATCTCATCAAGTAGAAGTACGCAATGTTGTTTGTGCTTAATTTGTTCTGTCAATTGTCCACCGTTCTCATACCCAACATATCCTGGAGCTGCGCCAGTAAGCTTGGATACAGAATTCTTTTCAGAATATTCAGACATATCAATTCTAATTAATGACTTTTCATCACCAAAGATTTCTTCAGCTAACTTCTTGGCTATCAGCGTTTTACCAGACCCCGTTGGTCCAGCGAGAAGAATGTTAGCCATAGTTTTGTTTCTATCTCCAAGTCCTACTTTATTTCTCTTAATGACTCTACAAACACTATCCACTGCTTCATCTTGTCCAATAATGCTTTGTTTCAAGATATCATCAATATGGGCAATTTTTGTCTTCTCATCAGATGTAAGTTTACTTACTGGAATCTTTGTAATTTCAGACACGACATCTGCAATGTCAGTCTCACCAATTTCAATTGATTGAAGTTTCAAGTTCTTTAAGTCTCTCTTATAATCAGCAAGGTCAGAAGCAAGAACGTTTTCTTCAATTGTTAATGAATCAATCTTTTCGAAGTCGCCATTATTCAATGCATTGTTCTTTTCCTCTTCAATTTGCTTCATTCTCTTCTTTGTATTTTGAATTTCGATAGGCTCTCTATCTATGAGTGCTGTTCTAGCACCTGCAAGGTCTATAATGTCAAATGCGGAGTCTGGAAGACTTCTATCTGTTATATATCTATCAGCTAGCTTTACAGCCTTTTCAATGGCTTTATCGTTGTAATAAACGCTATGATAGTCTTCATAATAGAACTTATTCTCTTTAAGAATATGAATTGTATCTTCGATTGATGTCGGGTCAATTACAATCTTTTGGAACTTTCTAGAAATCTGTGTGTTTGATTCGATTGCATTTCTATATTCCTTGAATGAAGTTGTTGCAATAACCTTTACAGTGCCATCAGAAAGAATATCACCAATCATGCCACTAATGTCAGTGTCTTTGTCTTTACTTCCACTCTTCAATACGGTATGAATGTCATCAATAAAGAGAATATATTTATTTGAAGACTGCAATTGGTCGAATAGGTTCTTAATTCGTTCCTCAAACATACCCCTAAAGTGTGTTCCACTTACAAGTGCCATTGGATTAAGCATGACAATTTCTTTGTCTTCAAGAACGCTAGGAACTTTGTTTTCCTCAATGAGTTTGGCAATACCATAGACGATATGCGATTTACCAGTGCCGCCCTTACCAACAAGAATGGCATTATTTTTCTTTCTCCTTGAAAGAACTTTTATAATTTCTTCAATTTCTTGTTCTCTTCCAATAATGTCATCAATCTTTCCATTTTTTGCTAAATCGTTAAGGTTTGTCGTATATTGTTCTATAGCTGAATTATCTCCACCCATCATAGAAATTGTTTTTGTATTCACTTGGCTCTTTAAAGGTATATTTTGATTATTCTTAGGATTATTGATTTTCCTTTGTGCCAATTTTTTTGGCTTAATTGGTTTTTCCTTTTGTTCAGAATTCACGTTACATTTGTTATATATAAAGTCATATTGCAGCATAAATTTTGAGAACACTGCCTCTTCTTTAAAACCATTCTGAGGGTTTAGTACAGCAAGTAATACGTGTTCTGTGCCAACTTGGGAGTTATTAAGCTTATCAGATTCATCACAAGCACAGTTTAATATTCTCAATAATTCATCATTATATCTCACTTGACCATCCTTCAGTTGAGGTTTAATGTGTTCATCTATTACTTGTACATAGATTTTTCTTAATTCTTCAATGTTATTTGACATTAGACAATTGTCTAGAATCAAATTTGCGTGGCTATCCCTAGTGTCAAGAATTGATAGAATTAGATACTCAGGTGTAAGAACATCTGTTGGAAACTCATTCAACAGTACTGATGACATATGCTCCAACACTTCGTTTAATTCGATTGTGTAATTACTTTGATTTTTGTTACTCATAATTTTTTCAATTTTATACTTAAAAGATAAAACTTTTTTTTAAAAAAACAATAAAATTCTTTGGTTTTTTAACATTTTTTTAATATCTTTGCAAAAACCAGATAAGATTATGAGTAAAATTTTTGGATTCTATGCAAATGATATCGATAAAAATTGGTATCAATCAAGCAACATTCGTTATGCAGAGTGTATTGACCATGACAATGAATTAAAGACATTAAAGGTAGTATTCAATAATGGAACACAATATCAATATAATAATGTTGATGTTCAGAATTATTTGTTATTCAGAGATGATAGCAGTCAAGGTAAAGCATTAAATCAATACATTAAAGCAAAGGGATATGAATATGAGAAACTTGAAAACGCTGACATGCAAGCATTAGAGGATGAGTTAAATTTCCGTATGGAGGATGGAATATTTGTGTTCTATGATGGTGATAAATTCACAATGAAGGATAATAAGGATAATATAATCTGTGAAAAGGAAGTTAAACTTACTGAGGCTGCATTCAATACGGTTTGTTCAGCACTTGAGGCTGTGGGGAAACAACTATATGTTGAAGGAAAGAATTTTATTGAAGACACTGAAAATAACGAGGATAAACCTTTTTAACACATGGAAAAAGAACAGAGAATTGAATTGTATAAAGAAGCTATTGATAAATGGGGAGAAGATGCCCAAGTTAAGATGCTTTATGAGGAATGTGGAGAATTGATTGCTGCGGTAGCTCAATTCAGTAGAGGAAGAACAAGTCATCATGACGTTATGACAGAACTTGCAGATGTATCAATCATGGTTGAGCAACTTGCCACAATGATGAACTTTGATGATTATGAAAAGGAAAAGGATAGGAAATTAATGAGGTTAAAGGAAAGACTTGAAAGATATGGAGATAAATGAACTTAAAGAGATGATAGATTCGTTGGATAAGGACATTGGTAGATTATATTCTGTAAAACGTCAACTTGAACAAGAATATTGGGAGAAAATCAATAAAGAATACGGAGGTCCAATTACCAACAGTTTACAAACAAATGAGGAAAATAACATTGCATTCGACGATGAATGGAGTGGAACTTTAGGAGATTGAAAATGGGAATAATAATTAGTAGTTTTATTGGATGTGGTCGTGAATATCTCAAGAACACTTATGGAGATAAAATAAAGATATTTGATGCAATAGAAGAAGTACCATTAACAGATATTGATGGAAAGACAAATGGTGATTTAATTGAAGGGTATGTTAACAAGGTAATGGATATCATTGATGATAATGATATTGTATTTATAGCCACTTCGAAAGAAGTCAGAGAAGCATTCACTGAAAAGAACATTGATTATGACTTATTCTATCCATCAAAGGAAAGAAGGGGAGAATTTATTGAAAATCAAGTAAGGAAAAGAACCAACCCAAAGATTATACAATCTCTTGATAGAAATTTTGATAAATGGATTGATGAAATTGATAATGATGAATCAGAAAATTGCTACAAACATAAGCTAGCAAACAGAGGTGAGTTCATAGGAAACACACCAGTAATAATGCAATATATTGACAGTTTAAAACAATGAACAATGTAGATAAAACTTATTTAGGACTTTTACAAGATATTCTTGATAATGGAGTAGAAAAGGAAACTAGAGCTGGACGTGTTAAGTCAGTCTTTGGCAGACAGATGAGATTTGACCTTAAGGAAGGATTCCCACTTTTAACAACAAAGAAAGTCTTTACCAAGGGAATTATTCATGAGCTATTGTGGTTCTTACAGAGACCTTATAATTCTCATGGTAGTATGAACATTGAATATCTTGTTAGAAATGGTGTGCATATCTGGGATGATGATGCATATCGTTGGTTTAAAAATACCATTGCAAAGGAATTTAAACCAAAACAGTATATGGTTTGTCTCGATGAAAATGACGATGAATATATGCACAATATAACTAGAGGAAAGGTAAATTTTGAATATTGGATTGAGAATGAAACAAAAATAAAAGATGAAAATTGGCTTCAGAATATTACCAAAGAAGAATTCTTAGACTTAACATTACAAAGAGTTGAAATATGGGGTTCATTCATGTCACGCTATAGATTTGGTGATTTGGGACCTGTGTATGGAACTCAATGGAGGCATTTTGGTGACACATCACTAGACCAAATTCATCAAATTATTAATACCCTTAAAACCAATCCAAATGATAGAAGAATGTTGTGTGTGGCATGGAATCCAGATAAATTGGAAGATATGGCGTTGCCTCCTTGTCACGTGATGTTCCAATTTTATACAAGGGAATTATCCAAGAATGAAAGAATGAAGATTTTCAATGAAAGATATATGAAGGGTCAGATTCCTAAGAAATGGCATGATTGGTTTAAGGAGTATTCAAAAGATGTGGATGAAGGTGAAGATGTTTCAATGCCTAGTGACGGAAGAAGTTATGATATCGCCAATATTCCGAAGTATGGATTGAGCTGTATGTATACAATGAGGTCGAATGACGAATTTTTGGGTCAGCCTTACAATACACCAAGTTACGCCATACTTACTTGTATGATTGCGAAATTAGTGAATATGATACCAGATGAACTTATAGCTTCACTCGGTGATTGTCATATATACGAGGCCCACTTTGATGCAGTTAAAGAACAATTATCTAGAAATGGTTCTGATAATTTACCAAGACTTTTAATTGAAGGAAATCAGAAAACAATTGAAGACTTCAAATATGAAGATTTTAAAATAATGGGTTATGAATCAGACCCACCTATAAAAGCACCATTATTGGTAGGATAGAATATGGTTACAAGAAAATTAGATGAAACTGTTAAACAATTTTACTTAAGTGGGCGTTTGGATGAAGATTTTGTCATGGATGCTGTGAAGCATACATTAGGTGGAGAAACCACACGTTCAACAAAAAAAGAAGATGTGGAAGACCATATTGATTTCTGGTGGGATTCACCTCGCAAGGGTAGAATTGGAATCGATGTCAAGGGTTTAAATAAAAATAAACGTAGTGACGCAACTTTTGATGACTCCATACATTGGCTTGAATTGCAAAATGTGCAAGGCAAAGATGGGTGGCTAAAAGGTAAAGCAGAATATATTGCTTTTAAGACAAATGAAAGAATCATATTTGTCAATAGGGAAAAGTTGTTAGAATTTGCCACAGAATGCATTAAAGATAAGGAGGCGGTATATGATACCCCAAAGGAGTGTTACGTACCGTATAAGCGTTTAAAATGGGGTAGAGACGATTTGTCATTGAAGGTGCTAAACACTGACTTACTTGAATTAGCAGATTTTTGTATTGAGTATGGAGAACAATAGAAAGAAAGACATGTTTGTTGAAAGGGAAATTGCAGCATTTCTAGATGAACATTTATATTCTGACAAAGAGTTGTTTACAGAATATGCAAGGACAGATGCCTATGATGAACAAATAAGAGGCTCAGACCTTATTTTAAGCACTTCTAACAAGAAGTTATATAGGGTGGTTGTAGATGAGAAGGTAGCTGCTAGATTTGCGAATACGAACCTTAATACGTTTTCATTGGAATTATCTTTTATAAACAAGTTGGGGAAAAGAACTTGTGGATGGTTTACAGATTCAATGAAGTCTACACAGTATTATATGTTTGGATGGATAACCAAGGCAGATATTGAATATGATAAAGAAAAGAAACGTTGGGACACGGATTCTTTAACCAAAGATAAAATAAGGGGAATGGATTGGTGTTTGGTTTCACGTCAAAAGATTGCTGATTTCCTTGCAAAGAAGGGTTGGACTTTAGATAAGCTTGCCCAACAAGATAAGGCGATAAGAGAGAGAGGATATGTGAAAACTCTTGATTTTGTTGACGATGTGTCATTTAGATATAGTGACAAATATATTGAAAAACCAATCAATATATTATTAAAGAAACAAACTTATATGGATTTATCTGAATGTCATGGTACAATTAGTGTTTAAAGGTGCTGAATATTTTCAGTGCCTTTGAATGTGGAAGAAAAAATTTTAGAATAGATAAGAAATAAGGTATCATTTGTTTGATACCTTTTTTGTTGTGGTAATATTTATAGAGAAATAACTAATAAAAATATATGATTAATTATGAATAGTAACATTTTAGATTACATGTATGAAGGATATGGCTATGATACAGATAACCCACTTCTTTATACTGATGTAGAAAATTTCAACGAAACACTTAGTGAAAATGGACAAATGACAACCAACGGTATGGAGACATTGGCATATAACGATGGTCCTGTAGGACATGATGCCGCAATTCCAACAGAAGAGGACAACACTTACACTGAGTTAGGTTCATTTATCTCACAAGAGAGTCCAAAGTATACAGACCTTAGACAAGGTATTTGCAGTTGTAATTAATTATTATGAGAAAGGTTACGATAAACGAGAGTGATTTATTAAAGATTAAAGAAAATATGGTTGGCAGTAGTAAACCTACTGCTAGCCGTAATGCTATTTGTGTTACGGAAGCAGCACCAGAGGTGGATGAATATGAACTTGGACAAGAATCAGATAATCCTCCAGTTGGTGGGAATTATTGCCATGTTAATGAGGTTAAGATACCTCAAAATGTGATTGATGTTTGTGTGAAATATAGACCAGATAAGTATCATAATTGGGTTGTTGTTAATCTTTTAAACCTTTTTATGATGCCAAAATATTTTCAGAAAAGGCAAACAGCATATGAAGAATACACATGGATGAGAAATATGGAGAGGTATGCTAGAGAGCATAACTTAAATGATGGGCGTTATAAACCAGTTATTATAAATTTGGATAAGATTGTATCTCCAATTACAGAAGGATATGGTAATGTTTCCATAAATGGAGATGTAAATAGAATTGATTATATTGATTATATTCCTCACGATAATCCAAGAGAGGAAGGATATGACGCAGATAACATAACTGATTTTACCCCTTATTATGAAATAACTTGTTATGGCAATGATGGAGAAATAATTTTATATGGCGAATTAACATTAAATGAATTATTTAATTATTTTCCAGACAAGATTATTCATGCAATGACAAGTAGAAAAGGAAGGAAAGTAAGTGAAGCAGAATGGAGAATAGATGATATATTATCTTGGGATACAAAACCAAATAATATTGATGATGTGGATGAAGTAAATGCAATTGCAAAAAGAATACAAAGTAGCGGTCCTAGTTCTTATATTCTTACTGATGGGGATGTAATATCATTTCCAGACCATATTCATATTACAACAATTGATGGTATGACACCTAGCAAATTTGTAGGCTTGGGAAATATTAGAGTTGGATGTGGAGGGGCTGTAGAACTAGCTAAAGAACCAACACGTGCTCAAATATATAGTCTTAAGGAGTTCTTAAGGGGAGAAGATAGTGAAGTGTATCTCGATATAGTGGAAGATAGTGGAAGAATGTACCCAGAGTGCATTTGTAGTGCAGCATATAAAAACCCAAATGTAGATAGAATTATAAATGATATAATATATTATTTTCAAGATGGCGTTAGACCACAAGGAAATATGCAATATGAGTCAAAAAGAAAATATAGAAAGTTAATTGAGAATATCAACTTTGAGGTAGATAGTTCAGAAATAGACTTGTCATCGTTTAAAAAAAAGGATAGACTACCCCAAATATGGGAAGAAGATGGAAAATTGGATTCAAGAATCAGATTGAAACTATTATCCATTGCTGATGATTTTTGGAATTTTGTTAATCTTACTTGGGTTAAACCAAATGGAATTATATTGACTGGCTCCATATGCAACTTCAATTGGTCTAGTTTCTCAGATATTGACTTACATCTCATTGTAGATTTCGATGAGATTGATGAGAAGACAGAGTTTGTAAGAGATTATTTAGATGCCAAGAAAAATGAATGGAATAATGAACACAGTGGGTTACAGATAATGGGATACCCAGTTGAATTATATGTTCAGAATCTAGAGGAAATACCTCAGAGTGGTGGAATATATGACCTTGAAGAAAACGATTGGATTAAGAAACCAAATGCAGATGATATTAAACCAATTGGTCTTAATAAGTTCTCAATCAAGGATAAAGCTGCCAATATTATGACAATCATCGATGACATGTATGATGCACTTAATTCAACAAGTGATTTATATGAGATTGAACAGATTGGCGATGATGCAAAGTATCTTTGGAAGAAAGTAAAGAATATGCGCAAAAAAGGGCTTGAGACTCAAGGTGAGTCATCATCAGCCAATATTGTGTACAAAATATTGAGAAGAACGAATTATCTCGAAAAGCTATGGAAACTTTTAACCATTGTTTATGATAGAAGTAATTCAATCAATGAAAGCATTACACATTTTGATATGTTTGATGCAGCCAAGAAGATGTTTGGCGTAACAAATGATATAAGAGAGTGTGGGTTTATATTACCAGATGGAACAATGTTAGATTTCAGTGGTAAACATAGTACCAATAATAAAGCGTCATTAGAGGGGCGTAGAACTGTTGACCATCGTTCAATAGAGAAGATTGGAAATGAAAATACTCCTTATATTACACTAAGTCGTTTCATAGAAGCTGGCGCCATCAGATGTGATGTTCGTGGGGCTTTTATAAATTTAATTAAAAGGCCAACAAAAGAACAAATAGCAGTATTATCAAGATTTATCTTGAGATGCAAAGGCTATGTTCAATTGGAAATTGGCAATCATGACATTTCGTTGGATTATGTTGAGTATGAAGAAGGTACTCCTTATAGAAGGATAATAAATGATATATTGAATTTCTTCGATAATAAGATAAAGCCTAGTTCATTATATATAGTAGAGTCAAAGGAAGTTATAAAGGAATATTTAGATAAAGATAATAACCTATCATTGTACAAATATTTCCAATGGTTTCAAAACGCTGGTGAAAGAGAAAAACTAGAAGACCTAATGCATGATAATTCATATGTTTTGTCTGAATATATCAATAATATGTCAAAAAAATATGACGAATTTGAAACATATAGGATGGAACTAGTTAAGAATGAAGATGTAGTCTATGATGAAGAGTTTATAGATGGCATTATTGATACCGTTATTCAACTAGGCTTGTATAATGCATACGAATACTTCTTTAGAAATAAAGTAGATTATTATGAATGGCCTACTTGGTTAGAAATGGATTTTATCAGAATAGTTAAAAATGAATGGTGTATCCATTTTACAGAATATGCTGATGACATATCAAAAGAAGGCTTTACTAGCGGAACAGAAGATATTTCTAGACTTGCATTCACTGGGGCAGGACAACAAAAACCATCTGCTGGATATGATTTTGCATTTTTAATCAATGATAGAAATGTTGACTTTAATAACTATGGCACTAAAGCAGTTATATTCAGAACAAGCGGAGTACTTGTGAGACACTACGGAGATGAACAAGACCAAGTTATATTCTGGGGGCCAAACGTAAAAAGCTTTATAACTGTCGAAAATGATGGAGATTGGATTGTTTATGGGCAAAAGGGACAAGTCCTATTTAGAGGAGAAAAACCTAGCGATGTGGCATTTTGGGCAACAAACAATCTGCCACAATATAGGAAACAGATTATGACTGGAAAAAATGGCTATATACCAAAAATTCATAGATGGAATACTGAAACTAACAGATACGAAAAAGTTCCTTATCCAATCTATAGAAATGAATCTGTAAAAAAATATCTTACCTTATTAAAGGAAGAGGTTGTCGCTGATGGAAATAGTGAACATAATCCTTATGAAAAACGTTGGGACACTGAAAGAAAAGCACTTAAAGACTTTGTTTCCAATTATGGTAAATTGATGCAATCGAAAGAAAACGGAAAGCTTTATAAATGTTATTATGACAAGGTTATTTCACAGCTAATTGGATATAACTATTGCATTTGTATCCAGTGGGACTCAGTTGAAATGAAACCCAAGAGCGTATTATACATTAGGGCTTTGGATAAATTCTCTCCAAACATCAAACAAGTTCAATACGACACACGTGGATATGATAACCAAATGGGCACGAAAGATGATATTACACCAAAAATAAACTACGGAAACACTTGATTTTTCCGTAGTTTTTATTATATTTGGGAACTATATACCTGTTGACTCTAAATAGTTCCTTTGTATAAATATACAGATAGAGACGAAAAGTAAGGGTTGCTGCAAAACTATTCAATAGTTAGCGGCAACTTTTTTTGTATTAGTTTTTAGCCTATTATGCAATCATGCACTTTACAAAGTAAAGTGATTTTTGTTAAAAAGTCCTGTTTTTTCAACTGCACTTTGACTACAGTGATGTGTTATCACTGTCTACAGTGGTCAATGACGAGTATAGGGTGTTCAAGCACAACGTGTACTTCCATTGGTATATGCACAATAAGCAGAGTGCATAAAGAAAGAGCAACCATTGCTGATTGCTCTTTAATCTATTTCAATCAAGTTCTATAAGTGCTTGGTTGCTGCCAAGAGTAAATGGAACTTCATCATCATATGCGTGTAACCCTTCTCTTGGAAGATTTACATATTGTCTATCGACTTCTTGTTCACCTTGATACGTAACTATCATATATGGAAAACCTTCATCTGTAGATAGTCCTTGTCTGAACCTATTACCTTCTCTTTGATTCTTGATAAAGTCTTTTCTGTTTGCAATTCTTTCACCCATATCTGGGTTATTCATACTTGCACGTTTATTGAATACTTTTTCTCTTCTCGCAAGTTTATCTGTAGGTTCTTTGATTGAAGGTATTCTTGAGTCGTGCCTTTGTCCTGCAGCTTCAATTTCATCATCTGAAGCCCCTGACCTATTAGCCCAATCAAAGTAGTTATTGTAATCACTTTCTTTGAGTATTTTATTCACAGACTCTTTCACAATCTTGTGAAGGTCGCTTTCTGTCAATCTTATAAGTTTCTTATTCATGGTTTTTGATTCTGCTACATTTCCATTATGTTCATCTGCCCATTTCTCGTACTCATAATCCCTACCATTATCAAAATGTTCTCTACTACCACCAAGATGTTTATTGGAGGATTTGCCACCAGTTTTAT